CCCTCCTATAAGCCCTTACGGGCTTCGTAAGATTGATGAGATGTTCACATAATAGCGCAGTATGGGCTACATACCACGGTACTTTGAGCAATTGTTTTGTTCACTGCGGGTTTTCCGTATCGTTATAATAACGATAGACAGTGTGTATCTCTTAAGGATTTGTCATCCTTAGGTAATCCCATCTGTGTAGATTATTAATCTATTAGATAGGCGTAGGTTTTTAATCGAACGTAATCGTCTAAAGGAGACGATTATGGCTTCTAGAACGAGAAATGAAATTCTAAAAGCGACTACCGCACCTTACTTAATGGAATCGCCTTATAGCGACCCATTTGGTGACTGCGATAGCGATCCTGGACCTAAGACGAAATATCAGGCCGGCGCCCCGTTCAAACATTCAGGTGTAACACAACTTGAATACGAGCACAGGACAATGACTGATGTCGTAACTCCAGGGTTTCATAAATTGAAGGCAAAGGGTATTATTATTAACAACCCTATGACCAGCTTTTATGAAAAGGTCTACACTCCGTTGGTACAGGTCAATTATGACTGTACCTATTATCAACAGAAGGCATGTAACCCTACAAGGTTCGTGCATTTGTTTGATATGTCCGGTAGCGGCAATGTTTCTTTTGACATTGTAACTGGCGGAAACTCGTGGATTGACGTTCCCACTAATGACTTAGATGTTCAGTCATTAAAGGACCAAGCCATTCTTAAAGCCTGGGCTAATATAGACAGAGCTGAGATTTTGGCGGGTGCGAGTTTTGCGGAGATGAACCAGACCTTGAGTGGGCTGATGTACCTCTTCAAAAAGGTGCATCGTATTCTTACTGTCGTAAAGACAAAGAATGCCAAGTTTCTTAAAATGAAAAAGAATTCTAAGAACGAATTCTCATTTAAAGAAATGTCAGAAGTCTACCTAAATGCTCGGTACAACCTACGACCGTTATATTATGACATCAAAGCCATTATTAATGTGTGGAATAAAACCCTCACAAAGGCAATGCGTCAGACTTTTCGGTCATCACTATCAGAAACGGCAACATCCTCGGATGTTCTCGAATATGATTGGTGGGGATTAGCCAACTGGAAGTGGCCCGTGAATTTACATCGGGCAGCAACCAAGAAGGTGACAGTACGAGCAGGTGTTCTCACCGACTGCGGACCATTATCTCTCCATGAACTTTTGGGGGGACACTCGCTTGTCGAAACTGCCTGGGATTTAATCCCGTTTAGTTTCGTTGCGGATTGGTTTTTCAATATCGGTGATTTTATTAGCGCTTGGACTCCAGAAATGAAGATCAAGCCGTTAGCCTCCTGGGTTGTCACTAAAGAAGTGACTACACAGACCACGACAATTCTGGGTGGTGGCATGTTTTATACGAACCCGTCGGATCCGGCTCAAAATGTAAGTGTGGGAAATTCTTCCCTATCTGCACCTACAGCCGAACGAACGACGATTAGTATTGAGCGTGAACCGGAATATAGTAGACCGACTCTTCCTAACTTTAGGTTGAAACTCGATCCGCTAAAACTATTGGACCTTGGGCTTATTTTGAAGGATATATCGGGTTTCCGATTTAAACTTTGAATAAGTTCGCATTAAAGTAAGGAGTACACCATGCAACCAAACACAATCGCTTTGGATGTGAACGATGACAATGATGATGGAACAACCCCCGTAGTTACAGCTACGTATTCTCGGTATGATGAATACCAGAATCGTGCTGAGTACATTGCTGAGGACCATACTTTGGCCCTTCGTAATAAACTCGGGATTTACCGTACGTTTCCAAAACCGTCTGGCAACTTCTTGGGTGTGGCTAAATCAGCCATTAAATTCACTCAAGATTATTCGCTAGCCGGCGCGGACGCTACAACCACCATCACTGCGCCTGGGATTATCGAGGTAAGTTTTTCTTTACCTGTTGGTATGACCCCAGCACAGACTCTCGAGCTTAGAATGAGAGTTGCTGCGATGATTGTGACAGATGCCGTTATGGCACCTCTCAACGACCAATTGGCCGTCTAGTTGTGCGATCCGCCACTAAGCAACTTTTGATTAAGCTTGCTATGGCAATCGTGCAACTTCTGAGCAACTTATGGCTTCGTAAGAAACCATAAAACCACAGGAGTTGTTATGAAATGTAACACGCTCAAGTCGCAGCGGGTTAAAACCCGTGCACAACAACGTAGGTTTGATGCTGCCTTGACTAAGAACGCCAAGGTACGACTGCCCAAGGACTATCCTTGGAAAGTTTTAGGCTCGCTTACAACCGATCTTGCTGATTATTTGCAAGCAGATGATATCGCACTGCTATCCCAAATCATTCGTGATAGGGACATCCATGCGTTATCTATTCTTGCGGAAATGTGGGGCTTACAGAACGTAAGTATACGCCCCGAAGTTGATTCCTCGCATATTAGTGTTATACGTGCGAAGTATCAACTATCAGCTATTCTCAAAAAGTTTCGCTTTGACACAGAAAAGAATGTACGAAAAGCTAACGCATTGAAGAAGTTTTTTGATGCTGAGGCCGTATGTTCCGCCTATAACCATAGTGGTTATTTGGATCTTTGTTTCGGTGCGACTGAGGAAGACGCGTGTGTTTTTACATATGCTAAAACCTTTCTTGAGAAGCTTCTAGGTGAAAGTTCACCGACAAAGCAAATTGTGACGTTTTGGTCACGTCATGGACCGGGAAGCAATCTAGACACCTGTGAAGGGCAGAGTTCTGCGTATTTTAAATACGACAACTGGCCCTACAGCTGTACTAAGAAGGCTTTTCCGTATGCCCGATTTCTTATTGAAACCGACAAACGTTGGCTCGGATACCTTGATGATGCATATCGCACTCGGTTTAATATACCGAAGCATGCAATTGTAAATCAAGAGGTATTTTGGGAAAACGTATTGAAGGTAGTAGAAGGAAATCGAATCACGTTCGTTCCTAAGGACGCTCGAACTGAGCGTTCGATTGCAATCGAGCCGTCAATAAACTTGATGCTTCAACTTGGTGTCGATGGTTTCATCAGATCCCGTTTAAAACGGTATGATGTTGATCTCGACGATCAGACGAAGAATCAGGTTATGGCTTTGCAGGGGTCGTTGGATCCTACATCACGTTCTTATGTGACGTTAGATCTCGCTTCAGCCAGTGATACTATATCACTCAAGCTGTGCGAAAAACTTCTTCCTCCGCAGTGGTACTCCTACCTGTGTAGTATCCGATCACCGAAAGGTATGATCGGAGATGAGACGATTGATTATCAAAAAATCTCATCTATGGGTAATGGGTTCACTTTTGTACTTGAATCTGCGATATTCGCAGCCCTTACATTTGGGGCTGTTAAAGCGCAATCAGGGTCGTGTGACTTTAAAAGAGATATGTCTATATTTGGCGACGATATTATCGTGCGTCAGGACGTCTCTGATTTGGTCATTAGAACCTTGAACAATGCTGGTTTCTCAATCAACACAGAAAAGTCCTTCTTTGAGGGGCCTGTCCGTGAAAGTTGTGGAGCCGATTGGATTCTAGGGAAGCCTGTCCGTCCTGTATTACTCAAAGACACTCCGTCGGATGTAATGGAGCTGTTCGTCGATGTCAATCGACTTCAGCGTACATTATCTCTCCGATGGGGTATAGAGGAGTCAAAGACGGTTAAGATGTTGAAACGCTGGATCCCCAAGCAGTTTATGGGGTCTGTCGGGCCGATGTCTAATACTGAATTTGATTCCCACTTACATGTTAGTAAGCCCTCGGGTTACTATGATAATTGTTTGTGGGAGTACAGCCGACTTATTCGTAAGCCGGTCGCTATGAAAGTGTCTAATTTCCTTTGCAGGAAATTAATGCACGATCTACGCGGGGTTGAAACCACACCTGGATTCAGTTCCAGGAGGAAAGTGGTATCAGGTGGTAGCCGATTTAAGGTTTGTAAGAGTTACTCTTATACCTTAGGCGAATCGTACTCGGTCGCTGATATTTGGCGATCTAATTACGCCGAGCACATACCGATTCGACGGCCGTAGCGAAAGCTACGGTCATCGGGTCCGTAATGGCCCGGTTAACCCCCTATTTAATTAGGAGATTAGGATGC